ATGCCGCCGACTTTCATCGCGTTTCCAAGGCTCGGAAGCCTTGGTGTTGCTGCCGTTCTTACCACAGAGCTGGCAGCTGTTGCGCCAGGGGTGAACAACGGATTGTTCGCCCCGGCACGGTGCCGGTTATCCCCTGCAAGGGTTCCCGGCGTTTGGGCCATACCAAGCCACGCGGCAAATGTATCACCAACTTCTGTCGCGCGGCACTGGCAACTTTTAGGATTAATGCCATGAGCCGAATTGCTCTCAGTTCTCTGGAACGGGCGCAGCGGGAAATCCTGCCGCTCGATTTAGCGCTGTACCACGCCGCTCGCGATTACCCGGGCGGCGCTGCTGCCATCGCAGCCACGACCGGTCGTAACCCGACCACGCTGCAGCACAAGTTGTCGCCGACCCACCCGAGCCACTCCATCAACATTCAGGAATTCGGCGAGATCCTTGAACTGACCAAGGATCGCCGCATTCTCGATGCGGTGCATGCGCTGGTCGGTGACACGGTCTGGCAGGAGCTGGCAGACACCTACACCAACGACATGCCCGAGACTCTGACTACGGGTATCGCCGAGTACTTCCGCCAGGTCGCAGATCTAGCCGAGACCTGGGCCAAGAGCATCGGCGATGGTGTGGTGACTGATCAGGAACTGGCCGCGATTCGCCTGCAGGTGTTCCGGGGCATTCAAGGGCTGCTGGGTTTGTTCAACCGCGCCACCTACGTCAACCAGACGACGCGAGGTGCTGACCGTGGCTGACATCGCCGATTTCGCCAACGATCTGGTGCAGGAACGCATCGATCAGGCCATGGCTGCGCGCAGCGCTGCCAAGGCCGAAAGCGCTGCCCATTCCTTGCTGTTCTGTGAGGCCTGTGACGATCCGATTCCGGAAGCCCGTCGCCTGGCCTCACCGGGTTGCTCGCAGTGCATCAGCTGCCAATCCCTCTCTGAGCGGGGGATTCAGCATGCTCGATGAAGTGTTGGGGCAATTCGCCGATTACGGTCTGGAGCCAGCGCAACCGCTGGTGTTCGGCAAGCTGACGCGCTGCAAGACTTCGCAGGACAAGGGCAAGGAAAAGAACGGCTGGTACGTGGTTCACGAGCAGCGCACAGAGAAGGGCGACACGTTGATTTTCGGTGCCTTCGGTGACTGGCGTTCGGGCGAGACACAGAAGATCAAGGTCAAGGCCGGTCGCATGTCACCGGAAGAGCGCGAAGTGATGCGCGCCCGCCAGGAAGAAGCCAAGCGCCGCGCCGCCGAAATCGCGAACAACGCTGCGCGGCGGGCCGCGAAAAGGGCGCAGGGTTTGTTCGAGCGCATGCCAACCACCGGTCGCAACGACTACCTGGATCGCAAACAGATCGTTGGCATCAACGTACGTTATGCGCCACGCACTGGTGCAGTACTGGTGCCGATGAAGAACGCCCGTGACCAGATCATGGGCCTGCAGGTGATCTTCCCGAACAAGCAGGAAGACACCGGCCGCGACAAATCCTACTGGCCTTACGGGATGGCGAAGGAGGGCACCTTTCACCTGCTCGGCCCGCATCCGGTACCGGGTGAACCGGTATTGGTCTGTGAGGGTTACGCCACCGGCGCCAGCCTGCACATGGCGACGTCGCTCGCTGTGGCCGTGGCCTTCGATGCGGGTAACCTGCTGGCCGTGTGCAAAGTCATGCGCGAGCGCTTCGCCGGCTGCCCGCTGATCATCTGCCGCGATGACGACTGGAAGACCACTAAGCCCAACGGGGATGCCTGGAACCCAGGTGAGGAGAAGGCCAGCAACGCCGCGCTGATCGTCGGTGCCCAGGTCGTTGCGCCGATCTTCTCTGTCGAGCGTCACGAGAAGTGGACCGACTTCAACGATCTGCACGTCGCCGAAGGCCTCGACGCAGTGCGTCGACAAGTCCTCGCTGTGGTCCGCCCACCCGCTGCCGGTGGCTGGAAAGATCAGCTCGCCCGCAGTGAAAGCGGCGCGCTGATCGCGCACATGCAGAACGTCGAACTGATCCTGGCTCACGATGAACGCTGGGCCGGGGTGATCAGCTACTGCGCCTTCAGCTCGAAGATCGTCAAGCTGCGTGCGGCGCCTTATGGCGGAGGCACCGGCGAGTGGGCCGACATTGATGATGTGCGCGTCATGAAGTGGCTCGCGCAGCAGTACAACCTTCGCGTGAAGTCCTCTCACGTGATCGAAGCGGTCAGCGTCGTGGCCCACGACCACGCGTTTCACCCGGTGCGTGAGTACCTGAAAAAACTCGAATGGGATCGTGTGCCGCGCCTGGAGCGTTGGCTGACGGATGTCATGGGGGTGAAGGCAACCGATTACACCTCCAAGGTCGGCAAGCGCTGGATGATCTCGGCCGTGGCGCGGGTGATGAAGCCTGGCTGCAAGGCTGACTCGGTGATGATCCTCGAAGGCGTGCAGGGCGCCGGTAAGTCGACCGCCATGAGCGTACTCGGCGGTGCGTGGTTCATGGACACGCCGTTTGCACTCGGCGACAAGGATGGCTTTCAGGCGATTCGTGGCAAGTGGATTGTCGAGCTCGGCGAGTTGGACAGCTTCAACAAGGCCGAGAGCACCAAGGCCAAGCAGTTCTTCTCAGCGTCGACCGACACCTACCGCGAAAGCTATGGCCGCAGAACGTTGGACGTGCCACGCCAGTGTGTTTTCGTCGGTACCACCAACCAGGACGAGTACCTCAAGGACGCCACCGGCAACCGACGCTATTGGCCGGTGGCCTGTACCAAGGTCGACGTGGCGTTGCTGCGCGAGATCCGCGATCAGCTGTGGGCCGAAGCGATGTTCTGCTTTGAGGCCGGCGACCTCTGGTGGGTAACACGAGAGGAAGCGCCGATGTTCAGCGAGGAACAGGACGAACGCTTTGTGGTGGACGAATGGGAAACGCCAATTCTGACCTGGCTCGAAGAGTCGCAGATTGGTGAGACCACCACCGGCAGTGAGGTGATGAGTCAGGCACTCAAGCTCGATCCCGGTCATTGGGGCAAACCGGAGCAGATGCGCGTGGGTGCGATCCTGCATCGGCTTGGGTGGCGACGGTTCCGTTTGGGCGCCTTGAGCAAGAGCGGCCAGCGGCCTTGGGCGTACAAGAAACCGGAGGGTTGGGGCAGGGCGCCTGCGCTGGAACAACCTGAGTTCGAGGAGCCGTGCTTCGATGATTAAGGCAATCGATATGGCCCTCAAGCAATGGGCGCAGGAGCTGCACAGCGATGAAGTGGCTGCCGGTTACTCGGGCGGCAACATGGTCGCCATGATGATGGAGAGCGGTGGTCAGCTTGTGCGCGGAAGGCGCGGGAGCAGGGTGCCGCTGGAGGCCTCCCTGGACATCGAGCGCATCGTCAAGAAACGCCTCGATCCTGAGTTGATGTCGGTGGTCCAGGTGCATTACTTCCAGCCTGATGCGCCTTTGACTGCGCGTCTGGCTGAGAGTGGCTGCACACGCAACCTGTACTACCAGCGCCTGCATGACGCTCACATCGTGGTTGAGCACTTCCTCCTGGGGGAAGCGGCTTGATCGTGGGCATTACTCTGGCTCACGCCGTCCCACTGGCCTGCCTCCGTCCCACTGCTTTTTGCGGTGGTGGGACGGGCGCAGGCCGCGTCGTTGTTGGGCTGTCCCACCGTCCCACCTTTTTCATGTCTCCCGCCCGTGTATGCGTAGCGGGCATCAATGCGCGTGTTCACGCGCACGCGTGTTTTTAAATATTCTTTCTATACACGAGAAAAGAGAGATAAAAGTAGGACGGTGGGGCAAAGCCCCGATCTGCGGGGCTTTCAGACGTCCCACCTAGTTTTGGAGAGGTGGGACGCATGGGACGCCAGAAAAGCAACAGACAGCCGGGATAGATATTCACCGACATTCGCCAGCCGTTCACCGGACGTAAGCCACACATTCACCGGATGGCATTAAAACGGTCTTGCTGCCACCAGAATCGACCTGTAAAAAGGGGCCATCTTCGATGGGTGCGACCGCAAAGCGCGGCAGGCCACCCACCACCTGACCCGGCCATAGCGCCGGGTCTTTTTGTCTAAGGGGTAGGGCAATGACGAACGAGCAGCAGGCACTGGCAGAGATGCCGATCTGGTTGGTGATTGCCCTGTCATTGGTTGGAGGCGTGTCTGGCGAGATGTGGCGTGCTGACAAGGATGGGGCGCGAGGCTGGGCGTTACTGCGCCGCCTCGCACTTCGCTCCGGTGCCTGCATCGTTTGCGGCGTGTCGGCGATGATGTTGTTGTTCGGCGCGGGCCTGTCGATCTGGACAGCGGGCGCCCTGGGTTGCCTGACCGCGATGGCCGGCGCGGACGTCGCCATCGGGTTGTACGAACGCTGGGTGGCCAAACGGCTCGACCTGAGCGAGGCCGAGCCGAAGGCATGAGCCGGGCAGGCCGGGTAGGGCGCAGATTTCACGGGTCCTCCCCGAGGGCCGCCCCCTACACGGGTTATCGAACTCGCGGAATCTCTCTAGCTAAAACCTTCGCTGGGATGTCCGTCTTTCCAACTGGCTTGGGCATCACAGTGGGATGCAGAGCTGGCTGATTGGCCGACATAAGTGAGGTGAGGTGAGGGAGAGAAATTTCCCACATGATTTTAGGAACAGTCTGATAGGAAGAATTTCTGCGTTCCCTGAAAGTAGGGGTTTAGCAATCGCTAACTCGCATGACGAAGGACAAGCATATGAAGCCTCTGCGTGACATTCAGAATCTACAGCTGAGACTGGTTGAGTCCGCGTCGGTGAATGAAAACTGCGCTGCTGACCTGTTAAGCATCCTCCGCAAACTCACTGCTGCCGAGGCCAACAGCGTCGTCGAAATTATCGGCTTGCTACAACATGAGGCTGCAATGCTTAACGAGATTTCCAAAGACTTAACGATCCAACGTTATGCGGCAATTTTCGATAAGACTGCCTGTTGGCCAACGAAACACTTGTCGACAGCGACCTCTACTTTCGCTGGGACTGCCAAAAAACGTCGGGGACCCTGAGGGGTTCCTAAGGACACGGGGTCGGAAACCCGCGGGATCGTGTTAGTGGGAGACCCGCCAGCTTACTGAAATTTCAATCCACTGAAATCTTGAAAGGATTCATTGAAAAGCCGCTGAAAAGGAGGGCTTATGAGCACAGCTACGTACCTGTCAAAGAGCGCCTTTGCTGCGCACATCGGACGGTCGCCGAGTTACATCACCTGGCTGAAGGAAAATGGTCGACTGGTCCTGTCTCCCAATGGCAAGCAGGTCGACGTTCTGGCCACCGAAGCATTGATCCGCGATACCGCTGACCCGAGCAAGGCTGCCGTCGCTGCTCGCCACCAACAGGAGCGGCTTCAACGTGATGTGTACAGCCACGTCGCTGCACAATCCGAGTCGACTAACATGGCTGCGCCCCCGCCCGTTGATCCCGCGCAAGGGCAGACCCCGGACTTTCAGAAAGCACGAGCGCATCGCGAGCATTACCTGGCGCGGATGGCAGAGATGGAGTTCCGCAAAGCGCAGGGCGAACTGGTGGAAATCAGCTTTGTGCAAAAAGCTGCTTTTGAAACGGCACGTGCGCTCAATCATTCACTGATGAGCCTGTCGCCTCAATTGGCGCCACAGCTTGCTGCTCTATCTGATCCATGGGAGGTGGAGAGGCAGCTAACGGCTGCGCTGCGCCTGCGGCTTAACGAAGCCGCTCAAGTGTCCAGTGACGACTTCGGATTTGCATTGAGTGAATGCTAAAAGTATCTGTGGACCTGTCCCGTGACAACGACGCCAAGAAGCTGGCTATTTGGCCGTCTGCTTTCGGCCAGAAGCAGTCAGTCGGCGTCGTCTGCTCACGACCCAGAGTGGACGCTCGCAATGGAGGTTGACTGTCCATCTCTCTACATAGCAGCATTCGGGTCAGCATTTGCGCTGATTTCCCGATCGAAGCTTTCCCATGTCTATAGATCTTGATGAGTTGTTGGAACGTGTAAACGATGAGCAAACGTTCATTGGGTTTATCGAGGCCCTTGGTTCTGATTTTGCCAGTGAGCGCGTATTGGAGCAGGCAACACCATTGCCTCCTAATTGGACCGGCGCCTTGGAGTGGGAAAATCAGTCTGTTGACGGATTTCTTGAAGCGGCGGCTGCATGGGAGACCGATAGTGCCGGGTCGTCGCCTGCTCCAATTACAAATGTATGGCAGCGGTGCGCATCCATTTTGCTGGCTGGCAAATTTTATGAGTGAGCGCCAGGTCTTCCTTTTGAGAAAATAGATGCACACTCCCTGATGCACTGTCTTTGCACCTGGTCGGAATAAACTCATGATCAAGGTTTTACCGCACAACGTACTTATGGAGCTTTCGGTGAAAGCCGATTCATACGGTTTAACGCTGAGTGATCTTGCCGCCACTTGCGAAAAGTTCGATGTTGCACCGCAAGATGTGCTGAACGAATTGTCTATCGCCGTTGCGGAGGGCTATCTACAAGGATCCTTAATCTATTGTTTTTGCGACGGTGTTATGAACGGGATCATAAACGCCGTGGTTGAAGTGGGCATGACTGACGACATGCCTCAGCCCGCGTTCTCGCTTTACCAGGCTTTCGACCAGGGTGAATGGATCCGCAGGAACGATCCACCGGAGACTGACCCCAGTGAGAAGTACACGAAGCCGGCGGTCCAGGAAATAATGGCTGCCCTTGCAGGCTAGCTTTTACGGATTGAGAAATTTTCCGTTTTGCCTGAGAGAAAGCGTTGATCGAACGGCTGCTTTTGCCGAATGTGGTCGTTGATGACAGGCTACTTTCGACCAATAGCAGTCGTTCAGAGCTTTTCCTTAGCTCGCACATTGCCCGGCAGTGCCTTCTGTATTTTCGGGAACTCAACTATTGCAACGCCTAAAGCAAGTAAGTGCGCAGCAGGCTAACTCTGCGGTCGATAGCCTGCTGTAAACGGACGCGACGCGCATGCCAAACGTCGGCATCGCAGGAGGCAGAACGCATCAGAGACAACATTGCCAGCTTGGCAGAAGCGTATTCCGCATTCGCATCCATCATATTTAGCTTACGCAGTTCATCTTCCGTCATCTCCCGACGCCTGAGTGCAAGGACTGCTTCATCGGTAATCACTGGGCTCAGCGTGAACTGCGAACGATGGGGAGCGCAGAAGGGTTCGCTCTCAACGAGGATCGTACGTGCACGCTCAAGCCCCCAACTCAGTGCGCTAATTAGCGGTTCAAGACATTCTCGCTCGTGGAACTCCTCGTGCATCGGGGCGCCATTTGCGTGATAAATACCGACAAATACTTGCACTTCTTTGTTGTGCGTAACATGTGCTTGTACTTCCACGTGCCGCCCATCCTTGAGCCTTTCTTCATGGATCATTGTAGGAAATTGTTTATTCACCCAAAGCCAGAACTGTGGGCCTCTACGACGCATTCACCGCCCTCCACGACTTGGCTTTAGAGTAAGGCATACACGCTGTGGATTATCCAGGCCATTAGTCGGCAATTAAGGCTGCCGATACCTCTCCTTCAATGACCTTCAACCAATTCGCGAATTATTGTCGTTAACTCATCCATGGCTACTGGTTTACCAACAGAGGCATCAAAACGGCCTTCCCCTTGGTAATCCACACCTTCTGCTGGGCCGTAACCCGTCAGCGCGATTGCTGGAAGTGTTGTGTAATCCGGCAGTTTACGTAGCGCAGCGAGTAGCTCATGACCATCCATGTGCGGCAGTCCGATGTCCGAAATAATGATATCGAAGCGCTGCGTCTGCCCCACTGCCAGAACTTTGGAAGGATGATCGAATGCCAGAACGTGCGCATCCTCCAACTCGAGCAGTAACTGAAGTGTTTCCAGTACCTCGGGAGAATCATCGACGAGGAGTATGCGAATCCCAGCCAACTGACCGTGGTTGTTATCAGGGTCGCTACTGGCATGCTGATTTGGCGCTTCAGTGAGTGGCAGCGCTACGGTAAAGCGTGAACCTTTACCCGCGCCCTCGGAATACGCCTGGATGCTGCCATGGTGGCTTTCAACCAGTTGTTCGACCAATGCCAAGCCAATTCCCAAGCCGCCTCGATGCTGGCCAGAAGGGCGATGGTCGGCCTGTCCAAACATTTCGAAGATTCGTTCCAGTTGATCCTTCTCGATACCCGGGCCGGTATCAATCACATCGATACGTACCGACTGCTCCAGCTTCGTCGTAACAACTTGCACTGTACCTTCAGCGGGGGTGAACTTAATGGCGTTACTGATCAGGTTCCAAATGATCTGTTCAATCCGGGTCGGATCTGCATCGATGAATAGACTTTGTTCAGGTGTTCTGAAGTGAATCTTGCATCCGGGTTCTGCTTTCAGCACGACTTGTTGAATTTCATTGAGTACCACCACGAGATCCAGCGGCTTGCATTGCAGCTGCAGCTTGCCATTGCGTACCCGCGCGACGTCCATCAGGTCATCGATGATGCGCGCTTGGCTGGCTACCGCATCAGTGATGGTGGTGATCGCTTTTTGTAGCGTCGGATCCTTCTTCGCGACTGGAAGCCGACGTGCCAATTGGGCGTTTAGTTGAATGAGGTTCAGCGGATGTTTGAGTTCATGTGACATGACCGCAAAGAACTGATCTTTTTGCTGGCTGGAATTTTGCGATGCCGTAAGGTTCCGCTGTTGCTCTTCGTGCAACTTGATATGGTCAGTCAGATCGCGCGCGATTTTGACAAAGCCTTGGAAGCCTTTGCTCGCCAATGCCGTGACCTCGCCACTGCAATAAAACTTGCTACCATCCTTGCGTGCGTGCCAGCGCTCATCGTCACTACGACCTTTGGTGCGCGCCGCTTCCAACTCCATTTCTGGAACTCCTGCGCGCTGATCCTCGGCGGAAAAGATGAAGCGAAAATGCTGACCTTCCGCCTCGTCGCGGCTGAAGCCAAAGGTATTCCTCGCCCCGTCGTTCCAATCAGTGATGAAGCCTTCCTCGTTAAGCACGATAATCGCGTAGTCATGAGTGCTTTCTGTGACTAGACGCATTCGTTCTTCGCTCAAACGAAGCTCTTGCTCAGCCTCGCGACGTGAGGTGATATCAATAAAGGTCAGAACGATACCGCCTATCTGATCCACGTTGGAACGATAGGGCAAGATTCGCACGATGTACCAGCGGTCATCGGAACTCGCGACTTCGCGTTCGATGCCCTTCAGAGTCTCGAATACTGACATGGCATCCTCGGCCATTCCGTCGTATTTGAGGCGATGAGTGATATCCAGCAAGGGCCGACCGGCGTCTACCGCCAGCATGCTAAAAATATCCGTTGCTCGAGGGGTGAACCATTTGATTCGCAGCTCTCGATCAACGAAAACAGTGGCAATGTCGGTGGAACTGATCAGGTTGCTCAGGTAGTCGTTGACCTGGTCTGTTTCTTCAACCTTGATCTTCAATTCGTGGTTTACAGTGAGGAGCTCTTCGTTGATCGACTGCAACTCTTCCTTGCTGGTTTCGAGTTCTTCAGACGCTGAACGAAGCTCTTCATTGATTGCCTGCATTTCCTCATTGGAGGCCTTCAGCTCTTCGCTCGAGACCTCCGACTGCTCAATAACGTCCTGAAGTTGCAGCTTGGTACGTTGCAACTCCCTATCGAGGTTGGAAAGCATTTGATTTTCAGACTGTACGGTGGCGTTGGAACTGACGTTTTGGGCGTCTATTTCTTCCTCGGTGAACGAGATGTAAAAACAGTTCAGCTCTGTTTCAATATCCGTGAACGGGTGTACCTCGATCTGCACCTGGTAATGCTGTCCGTCGCGTTTATGATTGATCGGGCGGGCCCGAGCGGACTGGCCGGATTGTTGAGCTTGGTAGATGGTAGTGCGAAGTTCCAGGCGCAGATCTCCGCTCACCAGCGATAGGAGATTATTGCTGACCTCGCCGGTCATGTGCTGCAGATATCGACCAGCCCCTTGACTGATGTAGAGAATATCGGCTTCGCTGTTAACGATGATGCTGGGTGGGGAAAAGCGCTCTGCAGCCCGCTGATATATTTCGACCGTGGAGGGCTTTTTCACTGGTCGTGTATCACTAGGTAGAGACGATGCAATGGTGCGCGCATACCCCCCCCGGGGCATGGCAGGTAGGCGGTGAGTATTGGGGCCGCCGCGAGCACGAAAAATGCGATTCTTCTTGTCAACGGTGGTGAAAAGTTCAGGGCAAGCATCCGCTGATTCAGAGGTGCCGAGAAAGAGATATC